GCTTTTAATATATCTCTTTTTGCTTGTCCCTTCTTATCATACCTACTTAGATACTTAATAGCATTAGATCTACAGAATGATTCTGCATCTCCTACTGACTCAATAAGATCAAGTGTCTGAACATTATTCTCTTTAGAAGTATAGTGTCCATTATATGTTGTACAAATATAATCCTTAAGAGCTTTGATAGATTCATCTTCTTTATATTTTCTAGGATTATTTGATTCTATTCCAGGTTTTGGCAATTCATCCATTTCCTCTGGTAATATTGCATCATTTGGTAAATTAATATTGAGAGTATCAACATGTGGCCAAGTATCAGCATAAACAGAATCTCCTGAATCATCAGTATCAACTATAAATTCTGTGCCAGGTTCCATGTATGCTAAGGCTGGGTCCATATCCCAATTAACAGTAGCAACATCTTCTATGTTTATAGCACCAGTATCTGCACCAATAGTACTCAGATCTATATTAAAATCCAAATTACTGGTATCAATACTAACATTGTTAGCAGGATCAGTAAAATCAAAACTAACAAAATCTCCCAATGATGCTGTATTGCCTGATCCTACAGTAATAACAGGATCTTTCCAATCACTATCTTCTTTATCAGATTTTGGTTTTGGATCATACTCATCACTTTCTTGTGGTGTAATAGTATTGTCAGTCATAATAGGGAAATTCTCATCAAGTGTTCCATTAAGTACGTCGTGAGCTAAGCTCCATGCATTAACCATAACATCATTCCTCCACTTTGTCAATATCTACATCAGCATCCACTTTATCATACAATTCAAGAAATGCTTGCTTTGTTTCATCATCAAATCTATTAGTACATACCTTGATTGCCTTTAACTTATCATTAAAGATACTGTATGCTCTGATGATATGAACCAACCTTCTGGTTGAAATTACTTCATCAATACCACCATCATAGAATGTTCTTCTAATGATATCTGCCCAATCTACAAGGTGCTTGATGTACTTATCATCATGACACCCAACACCAGCAGAATGCAATCTAATAATCTTAGTCTCTATTGCTGGTGATGCATAGTCTTGCTCAAAGGTTACACAGAATCTTTCAAGGAATGCTTCATTCAATACATTTGTACCAATGAATCTACCATCATCAGATCCTTTACCCTTTGTGTTAGCAGTAGCAACAATATTAAAACCTGCTGCTGGTTGAACAAACTTACCAATCTTCTTTAGAAACAAACCTTTCCCTTCAAGGACGGGCTGGAGACAGAGAATCTTGTTGGAAGCAAGGTCAACTTCATCGAGTAACAAGACTGCTCCTCTTTCAAGTGCTTCAATGACAGGTCCGTTATGCCAAACTGTTGCCCCATCAACAAGCCTAAACCCACCAATAAGATCGTCTTCATCAGTTTCAATAGTAATGTTAACACGAATAAGTTCTCTACCTAATTGAGCACATGCTTGTTCTACACCAAATGTTTTACCATTACCAGACAATCCTGTAATAAATGTAGGATAAAACTGTTTAGATTTAAGGATACTCTTTACATCATTAAAAGGACCAAACTTTACAAAAGCTTCATCTTTATCTGGAACCAAATTTTGTTGTACTTGTGGTTCCACTGCTGGTGCTTTATATGAGTTTTCAATATTTTCTACTGCTTTAGTAGTAACTTCAAGATTCCACTTCCCTCTACCAACTTTATACTTTTCTATTTTCTTAGTGACAGTCTGATAAGCAATATCATTTGCAGCACAGAATCCACGCACATCAGGAGCAGTGAACTCTTTACCATAATTGCTTCTCAACCCATCAACAATTTCCTTCTCAGTCATTTTAATCTCAAACATAATGTAGTGGATTTCATTTCTATAATCATATTATAGAACAAAAAAGGGGTCTTTAAACCCCCAATGTACCACTTTGTTAAATGTCACAAGGAGCATCATACTCCTTTTGCTTAGTAAAAAATTCTCCCATAGATGATGATACATCAGGAGGTTCAGGATCTTTATATCCCTTCATCTTCTTCCATTTATTATGCAATGCACCCATCATCCATGATTGAGAAAGACTCTTAGGACCATTCTCTAGCAGGTCAAGTTCATACCTGCTAGAAGTGTATGCCTTATATTCTTCTCTCCAATTAGAGTCATCATATGGTTTATTTGTCATTTTTCATAAGTAAAGGTTTTCTTTTTGATTTGAGTATCACCTTCTGATGAGGATCTACCTGGTCTCATCTTTCCTACACCAGCTCTTTTAACATTAGTATCTCTTGTTTTTGTTTTTGGTTTTGTACCTAAACCACCTTTTCTAGTTGCTGTTAGTGTACCAGTTTTTTTGGTTTGTGTCAATACAGCATCCTGATCATACTTCTTACCTAACGACTTTACTGCTTTCTTAAACTTTCTCTTACCTTTCTTGCCAGAGGTGACAACGTGACTTCTTTCTTTAACCTTTTTCTCATCCTTAGTGCCAGGATTTTCAGTCCATCTTCCAGATACTTTGGTGGCTCCAGGTAGACCCTTACCCTTGATGTCTCTATCTAACTGTTTTGCTCTTGCCTTGTTTTCTTTCTTTGATTTGTCACCTCTAGACCCTGAGATTACTGCCATCCCACCTTTGTCCGATTTACTCTTGATTCTACTTAAACTACTCTCATCTAACTGAGAGCAGAATTCATTGAATGTCTTCATGCCACCAAAGAAACAAATTCTCCTAACACCTTTTTATTTAGTTTCTTCGTCTTTAGTGACTTAACAAAAGCAGTCTTAATTTGTCCTTTTGTTGCACCCTCCTTAACTTCAAACTCAGTATCATCTGCCAAAGCATTAGCAGACAAACCAAAGTAAATATCATAACCTCCACTAGTAATAGAGAAAGTTTTTAACTTCCTCCAATCCTTCTGACATCTTTCATAATCTTTTGGAGAGTCACAGTATCTTCTTAAAAAGTATTGAGCATCTCTAGGAGGAAGAACTCTAATACCTATGAAGTTAGATTCAGGAAACTTATCTTTCAAATTTCTAAGAAGAACTTCTGTAAATTGATGCCAACTATATCCAAACCTATAAACCTTACCCAATTTCCTATCCCTTAAAGAACAAGTTTCAGGATTAACAGCCCTCATTCCCATCTTCCACTCATCACTACCAAAATAATCTTTTACCTGAACATGATAAGGAACTGTATTTGCCTCACCATCAGTTAATACAACACACTGAACCTTCTCTACATTATTCTCTTTCTGGAATTTAGGAAGTATTTTATGAAGACACATTAATGCTTCATTTAAAGGTGTCCCTGATAAGCACAATCTAACAGGATAAGTATAAGGTGTATAATAAGTACGACTAAAGCAAGTAGCAATTCTCCATATATTCTTTAACTGATGATCAAACTCATTAGTTCTAACTTTACTTGTAAAAAGATTCATTAAAGAGAATGCTTCTTCTACTCTCAAATTATACTCTTCTTCCTCATAATAAGGTTTCATATCTGTTGCTGGATTCCATTGACCATACTCATCTTGCTCTCTTCTTCTCCATTCATTAGTAAAAGCATAAACCTCAAAAGGAATATTAACTTTCCTACAGAACCAGATTAAATTAAATAACTGCTTAATAGTGTCACTCATAACATGGCTCATAGAACCAGACCAATCAAGAATAAAGACTAGTCCATGATTCTTACCATCAGGTAATACAGTTATCTTCTTAAAGATATCATCATTAAACTTATAGGTATGAAGTTTAGATGTATCCAATACACCAGTTCTAGCAGTTGAAGCCCTAGCATAAGCACTAGCAGATTTTTTCATCTCAAACTCTTTTACAAGATAATTAACTTCTTTCTGGGCATCTCTTTTAAACTGCTCATACTCAGCATCTACTTCTTCAAATAAATCCCTATCAGGATTAAGACTATCATGTGTTCTAATATAATCTTGTTGCTGCTTCCATGACCTATCAATCTCAGCATGAACTACTTCATTAGAAGCAATAATAGAATTTACATCTAAGTCAGGCACTTCAAGATAAACATTCTCTTGAGCATTTTCTTTTATTAAATCTTGAAGGTGACTCTCTAATGAATCAGCAGTTTGTACTTCTGGTTCTTTCTCTTCCTCAAATTTTTGCTGAGTAGGTTCAGCTTCTTCTTTTTTATCCTCTCCCATCTCTTGACTATCAATCTCTTCCTCTTGAATACCTTCTTCATTCTTAGGCAACTCTATCTCATCACCAATCCCATCTTCTGTTTTAGGTTGCTCCTGCTTTTGTTTCACCTCACCTTTACAATAATCATATAGAATCTTTGCTGCTTCCTTTGCTTCCTTAAAGGTTTCACACTTACCAATTATCTCGACAATCTCAACTTCAGCATCTGTAAAAGAAATATCAACGAACGTACCCACTTTATAATGTAAATTAACCCTATCAGCAAGGTTAAGAGTATCAACATCTTGATCATTTATTTCAAAGAAATCTTTATCATGTAATTCATTATATCCTCTATAAAAAGTTTTAGCAATACCAAGATACTTTCTCTTCATCAACTTCTCAATTCTTACATCCTCTACTACATTTAAAAACTGAGCAGGAACTTCAACACCCATCTCCTCGTCTGGGGTAAAGAGTGCATGTCCTACCTCATGTCCCACCAACATATCATATACATGCTCACTTGCCCTTTCCCATAGGGGTAAAAGTAACTCACGTGTATGGACATTAAACTGTGCTGTAGGAACATCTTTGTGCTCTACCACTAGGTCCTCAGTAGCAAGCAGTTTTGCTAGTTGAGATTTAATTTCTTGCTTAACTGCCATGTAACTTTTCTTTTGATATACCTATCATACTAAAAAACCTCCCTTTTGGGGAGGTAAGGAGACGGTTTATCAACTGTCTCCGCTTTTTTCTTGCTGAGCGTAGTGCTTGGGGTTTAAGAACCCTCTTCTTTTCCTTCTTCGAGTGGTGTTGCCAGTTTGGAACTTTCATCATCCTTTCTCAAGTAACGATCACTTCTAGGATCAGTAATTAAATACTTACAATATTCCCACCCATTTTTTCTGAACTCATCAGACATATCAACGGGTTTAGGCATCATCCTTGAAAGTATCTGTAATATTTATTGTAGGATACCATCCCAACTCAGTCAACTGCCTTATGTCAGCACATAAACTGTCTGGTTCACCAGGTGTTTCTTCCTTGATAGGTAAATCCCTACCCATTGCCTTTGCTATATCCATGACTGAAATAGACTGACCAAACCCAATATCCAGATGTCCTCTAAAGTGACTAGGAATTAAGGTAAGAATTGCTGTTGTAATATCATGAACATGAACATAGTCTCTCTTATGTCTGGTTATATACTTAGCAGTATTTTCTTGAAGCATCCTGTATAACATATCAGGTCTGCTATTCTCCTCTGCCCATACATTAAAGAATCTCATACCCACACTATTAGGTGGTGCTTGTATTTCATTCACCTTCTTTGTTATAGCATAAGGATTCTGCCACCAACCATGAGCACCAGCAGAACTAGCATATAAGAGTCTTACATCATTATCTCTACAATAATCAAAGATAGGTTGAGACTTCTCTACATTATTTTCCCAGAACCTATCAGGATTTTCAAAACTCTCCCTAAGAGCAGCAAATGCAGCAAGATGAATTACTACATCATAGATCTTATCTGTTTTAAAATCTCCTATATCATCAGGAAAATCTATACCATCCAGTTCTACATCTACTCCAGAATTTTTAATATGATCCCATAGATAACTTCCTATGAATCCTTTATGTCCAGTGATTAATATTTTCATGTTACTGTCCAATCAATTAAATTACGAATTTCCTGATTATACTTCCAGATATCTCTAAACATATCAGCATTAATACCAACAGATTCCATCTGAACTATAAGTGAATTGAGATCCTTAGGGAAACATGTTCCACCAAAACCCCTATCATTATCTATACCAGGTACTTTAGTGTGGGATTTGCCAATCCTACTATCAGCAGTCACACCCTCCACTACATTCTTATAATCCATTCCCACCTTCTCACACATATCATATATCTTATTGAAATATGCTACCTTATAAGCCAAGAAGGTATTAGAGAAATACTTCACTGCTTCACTCTCATCAGAACTCATCGTAATAACTGGAGTTTCATGAAAATATCTCCAATAAAAATTAGCTGCATCTCTAGTAGCATATTGATTTCCACCTATCACAG